TATCAGGGTATCGCTGCTCGCAACTTCACTCGCACATTTGCATTGAACGACCAAGTTGAGATTCAGAATGCTGAGTTAATCAACGGTATGTTGAAGATTGCACTTGAGCGCATCATCCCAGAATCTAAGAAACCAAAGAAAATTGATATCACTGATAATGGTTCTAAGGTGTCTAAGAAGCAAATGCTAACAGAGGAAGACTATGACAAAGCTGCTGAATCACTTTAAGAATGTCGTCCTTGGTATTGCTGAGGGTATCCAAGCATTCAAAGATTATAAGATAGGTAAAGTGAAATGAATAATTGGATCCCAATGACAGATGATGATGTTGATTGGGTAAACGGTAAACAACCCTTACC